GGTGGAAGATGCCACTTTTCAGCTTGCTTGCATCTTGTTGGGTGATCCGACGTTTATTTCTGGATCTAACCCAGGCAATGACCCAAGTTCTGGCGGCGGTGTTCCTGGCCAGTTGATCCCTGGCATCAACAACAGCGATACAAGCAAAATCAGCCTTGGCAAAGGTGAACTCTTAGTTGAGTTCAAGGATGACGCCTCAGACGGCGATGGAAACCTGATGAGCAAGGTCCCGATCTTGTCTCAGATCTTGGGTTGTCTAAGCACCACGGTTAGTGCTGTTGGTGATAGCCGGGTGCTGTTGCGTGTTCGTTCCTGAATTTCAGCAGCTGAATTTATTGGGTGAAGACCCTGGGGCCCCAAAAGGGGGGTGGCTGTGCGAAGCCCTGTCAAAACAGGAACAACGTGAAATGCGCAAGGCATACGTTGAACACCAGGGGTTAATCAAGCTGATGGGGGCAAAGATGACGCGCAAGTATTCAATGGTCGAGGCGTTGGACGTCTACAGCTGTATCGATATGGCGTTTATCAAATCTTGGCGAGCATGGGATCCAGCTAAAGGCAAATTCAGCACTATCTTCACGTCGTTTGCCAGCGGTGAAATACGGCATTTCATCCGAGACCACAACTTTGCAGTGACGGCCCCAAACAAGGTGCGGGCACTATCTAGCAGCGTTCGCCGTTTGGCCGGTGAAGGTCATGCGTTACCCAAAGTGGCTGAACTACTTGGCGTGACAGAGCAGGCCGTCAAAGATTCATTGATTGCCACCGCTGGCATGTATCACGAACAAATGGACTGGGAACATCACCAGTGCCCGCGCCCGACTCCATTGGAAACCTTGATTGAAGAGGAAGCTATTGAAATGGGCTGGGCAAACTAGCCCAACAAAACCCTTCTATCTGCCGTGTCTTTTTACGCTGCCTTTGGGTACAAAACCTATATCAAAGAAGGTGACGCCTGTTCGGATGCACCGACTGACGGCACTGGAATGACAGAGGTTAAGAACCTGTCGAACTTTGCTCTTCAGTCAAGCTCTGACACCACCGATGTCCAGACCTATGACGACAGCGCAGGCGGCTGGGCAGCAAGCGTTGTAACCGGCAACAGCTACACCGTCGATTGCACGTTGAACATCGACATGCTGGATCCTGGCTATTTGATCTTGAAAAAAGCAGCGTTGGAATCTGCTCTAGGCGTCACCGTCGAATGGTTCCGTGAATCACCCAAGCCATCCGGTGATTGCGACACTGGCTTGCCAATTAGCACCGCCGAAACTCATGCGGGCGTGGCATACGTGACCAACTTCTCTGAGGACATCACCGCAGGCAACATTGCAGCGGTTACGTTCACTTTGGCCGGTTTGAATTCCTATATCTGGACGCCTGCAGCAACGGCCTGATTAAGACCGCATACGGCGGGCGATGAACTGGTCAAACGGGATGGCTTGCATAGCTGTCTTGATCCAGTCTCGCCCAAAAATGCGGCGGCCCGTTGATGTCAAATAGCCCTCTTTGACTAAAACGGCATGTTCAGCGGTCCATTTAAAGCTTTGGGATAAACCGCCTTTGCCAACGTTTGGGCCTTCCTGAGAGTCGCGCAATTCGCCTGTGTCCACAATGTCGCGAGGGTTGCCAGCTCTTTTGCCGTTCTGGCGTTTTGTTGTGTTGGGCCAGTACCAGTCGCTGGCTTCAATTTGCTCTTGGAATTCATCGCCAATTTTGGCGGCATATTCGTCTAACGCTTTTGCGGCTTTGCGTTCAAGAATTTTGCTGTCGGTAAAAATCCCAGATCTGTAGTTGGCCGTGACGTTGAATTGAGTCATGCCGCATTGTCAATTCCAAGGTAGTCACCAGACCCGAGCCTGATTTGATGGCCTAAAACATCCATCAACGTTTTGCCTAATAGCCCGGTACTGCCATACATAAAACGGGCATCCTGCACCGTGATTTCTTTTCTGGGCTCACCCGCAAAATCAAGCATTCCGGTGGTACCTGGCCGAACGCGATCATCAAGCTTGGTAGGAGCTACGCAATAACCACTGAATTGGTCGCCCTCAATGTCAACGCCAGGCATTTCACGATCGTTGACCAAGCCACGCCGCAGAAATAGCTCAACGGTGATGGTCTCGTTTACTGGCACAATGTTGCCCGTTTCAGGGTCTTCCATCACGGCATCTGTTGGCACTTCAAAAGCAACAACTGCATTTTTGAGCGTTGATAATGCGCTTGCCACGTCTTCCCCTTGCTCCTCTAGTTTGCCGAGATTAGAGGCAAGCTAGGAGAAGACAGCCAAAGGTCGACTGATATGGATGGTGGGACCGTACAGCTAGAGCTTGAACTTGTTGGCATTACCGCAACAAAAAAACGGTTAGCTGATCTCCAAAAATTTACGGGAAATCAAGTCAATAAAATGAAGTCCAGCTTTGCTGGGCTGGGTAAAAGCGTAAGAAGTGCATTAAATAACAGCCTTGCAAATAGCATCACCGGAGCGGCCCTTTTTGGTGGGTTGGTGCTTGGCTTGAAAGAAGCTACAGCGGCAGCATTAGAACTTGAGCAAGTACAAAGAAAGCTCAATGTCACGCTGGGGGAAGCCGGGACGCAAACGTTTAATTTTGCGGCTGACCTGGCAAGAAAATATGGATTGAGCATTTTAAAAACTGCCAGCGCAATGGGCAGTTTCACCGCAGCGGCAACGCAGGCGGGAGTGTCTTTAAAAGACCAAGAGGATTTATTCACAGCATTAACCAAATCGTCTGTTGCGTTTGGCTTAAGCCAACAGAGTACAGACCGCGTTTTTACTGCTGTTGAACAGATTGCCGCAAAAGGCGTCGTCAGCATGGAAGAGCTGCGGCAACAGTTGGGCGAGCAATTGCCAATTGCAGCCGCTGCAGGCGCCAAAGGCTTAGGGGTAACAGTACGAGAGCTTTACAAGCTTATTGAAAGCGGTGATCTGTCCTCAGGCGAGTTTTTGCCTGCATTGACAAAAGGTTTAAATGAGCTGACGGGTGACCTGCCAGATACTGCAACAACAAAGCTGGGGCGGCTTAAGACAGCGATTGAGGAGCTAAAGATCGCAGCAGGCGGTCTCACTATTGGCCCGGCTGTTGGCATCGCTGACGGCCTGACAAAAGCAATCAAAGCGGCCAAAACGCTTGGCACGTCTCTAAAAATTGATACGTTGGGAACGTTGCGGCGTATTGGCGCCCAGATCTTAAATAACAATGAGCCAGGCGGCGGTTCATTAGATGAAAACTTTGCGGTTGTAAATGCTGCACAAGATATTGAGCAATTAGAAAAAGCATTTGGCGATCTTGGTTTAACTCAAGACCAAATTATTGAAAAATACAAAGAGATTCAAAAAGTTAGCAAGTTAGATCTTGGATCTATTGAGTTGTTTACTGCTGTTGCAAATCAAATTGGTGGCGACAACAAAGATCTAATTGAACGGGTTCGTTTAAAACGCGAAGAAATTCGATTGAGCCAAATAGAGACACAAATAAATAATGAACAAAGCGATCAACGCAAGGAATTGCAAGCCCTTGCTCCAACGCTAGCCAGAATTCGGTTTGGTGATAACACCTCTCAAACGGTTACATCAATTCAAGCTGTTATCAAAGAAGTCAAGAAACTTGATGGAGCGTCGAAAAAATATGCAACGGCCTATGCGGCCATGGACGGCAGTCTGACAAAAAGAAAAGAGGCTGAGCTTGCCCTTGCAAAATTTGAAAGAGAAAAGCAAAACACTTATGCCGTCTTGGGGATTGAATCAGACAAGATTCGAAAGGCATTTGATGACGCAAGCAAGAAAGTAAAAGACATCTCACGCGAACTCAAGGATTCCGCACAAAGCTTGGCTGAAATCCAATCTGACAAGAAAGGCGGAATCAGCCAATTTCAAAGCAACTATTTTGGAAATCAGGCAGAAGCACAGGGGCGTAAGTCGTTAATTGCTCTTGCAATTCAGGCCCGAGACAAAGCATCAAACAACATTCGCAGCACGCAAGGCTTAGACGCTGTCCGTGACTTCAATGGCAGAAATAGCAACGGCAGGCTTGGGCAAAGGTCTAATGCAAAGTTGTCTGAATTTATTAATGCCATTAATACCGAACTAGACGCCCAGGATCAGGTTGTTGAAACTCAGAAAAAGCTAGAAGCCGCTACCAAAGATTTGGCAGGCGTCATGAAAGCAATTGAAAAATCAGGCTTTGACATGAATGCAAGTAATCTAAAATTAAGCAGTTCCATCACTGATTTAGTTGGTAAAGACTGGACGGTCAAAGTCAACGTGCCGGGGGCAAGTGCTTCTGGTGATGTTGTCGAAGTACAAAACGCACTCTCATGACTGATTGCACCCTCCTGTCAACGCTGAAGATTGGCGATTTTGAGTATTCCGCTGGTTTC